AAGGGCTTAAATGCCGAGCAACGAGGTGGTGTAATGAGGCAGCATTGGTGTGAGTACAAATCACCAGTTGCTGTGGGCCTGGATGCCAAGAGGTTCGACCAGCATGTATCCAAATCCGCTCTCAAGTGGGAGCATAGCATTTACAAGATGTTTTATCCTGGTGATGAACATTTCGCAAAGCTACTCTCATGGCAAGTTAATAACATCGGCACCGCAAGGTGCAACGGTGGGCGGGTTGATTACAACGTTGAAGGATGCCGTATGTCCGGTGACAGTAATACGGCGTTGGGTAATTGCTTGATTATGTGTGCTCTCGTGTATCAGTATGCACAAACGCTAGGGATCAAAATATCACTAGCAAACGATGGCGACGATTGTGTCGTCATCATGGAGCAGGCACAATTACCGAACTTCCAACAAGGATTGCGGGCATTCTTTGTTGACCATGGATTTGAGATGACGGTCGAGGATCCAGTTTATATATTTGAAGAGATTGAATTTTGTCAGTGTCATCCCGTCTTTGATGGCAACAAGTACATTATGGTGAGAGATCCTAGGGTTGCCGTATCGAAAGATACTGTCGCGATTAAACCCTTGGATAACAATAAAGTGCTTCGACGATGGTGTGCAGCAGTTGGAGAGGGTGGTCTGTCATTGACTGCCGGTCTCCCCATTTGGCAGGAGTATTACTCGTTTTATCAGAGAGTTGGCCACGGGTTCAAACCTTTAACCGACCCAAGTATGGAGACGGGTATGCAACGTATGTCGAGAGGCATGCACCGTAAACCATCAGCAATCTCACCTCGAGCTAGATATTCGTTCTGGCTAGCTTTTAAGATCACACCCGCTTGTCAGGTTGCGATCGAGGATGAATATAGATTAATGTCGTTTGCAAGCAATGGTGATACCACTAGATTTCGCCTGCTACCATTCGGCAATTAACCCTGGCAGGGTAACAGCCATTGGGTGAGATAAGGTAATTCCCCAAAACTATTATTTTAGTGCTAATCAAAATGCCAAGAGACTGCACGGC